CTTAGTCTTTTCTGTAGCCTCGCTCAACTGGCTCATTTTTGCTAGCATGTCTTTTAAATTCATTTCAATTATTCCTTTGAATTATTTTCTTGCGCCAGTTTGTGGCTTTTCTGGTCGAGTAATCTTACTCATTGGGCTGTTTGCACCTTGCTTGTCTTGTGGAATAGCTTTGAACGGATCAAATGCATCAGGTGTTTCTTTACCAGAATATTGCATTTGAATCTGATTGCCCTTCATTTGCTCTTTGACGCTAGATAGATATGAGTCACCGTATGCCTTATTTGCATCTTTAGCACCAGGCATTTCTTCTAATTCAGTATGATTTAGTAGAGGACTGTGACCTTCTTCATTCTCATAAGCTTGTGTTTCGCTATTGATGCTATCATTATAGTTTGTCTGTATAGCACGAACCATATTGATATTATAACCTAACAGTTGAGCAACTTGTTGAATCATTGGTTCTGTTGCTGGATATCTAAAATTAGCTTTGATAATAGTGACAGATTGATTGCGCAAGTCAGGGAATCCATATGGATCCTTCTGTATAGGGGTGGTAGATGGCTTACTGATGTCAACTGCATCGAACTTCTCTTTTAGATTGTGTGCAAACAAATCTAAGAAATTCTTGTCAACATCGCCGGCGATCTTAATTGTATAATCGTAAAGCTTGACGCTTTCGGTGATATATTGTTTTAGGCTTCTCATTGCATATTCCTGTATATATTATTTATCATTGTTCATCTTTTTTACCAGACAGAATTTTTAGTAGTTCATTTCTATCAAAAGATTGACCATCACCTAACGGAGTAGCTTCAATTTCTTCAGCCTTTACTGCTTGTTTCTGATCTAAGGCGGCTTTTTTAAGCTGTAGCTCAATCATTTTAAGCTTCTTTGTCATTTTAGCAGTTTTAGCAGTGATAGCATGGTTCAACATTGTACCGGCACTATTAAAGATTTCTGCACTGAATCTGCTATCAACTTGCATACCCAAATCCATCAAGTCTTTATAGCTGTTCTTAGCCAAGTCAGCAAGTTCATCCATTTCTTCATCACTAGATTCAAGTCCACGTACCTGCGTCAATGCTTGTTCTATCTTTTCTAAATTAGAAAGTGCATCTTGGGTAGAGATTTCTATATTGGCTTTTTCAAGGTTGGACTGATTGACATCTTTTTCTACATCATTGGGAAGTTCAAATAGTTCTTCTAGTTTCTTTGTCATAATATCAGTATTTATTAAGGGTTATGAGCATCATTACTTTTGGAGTAATCCCATATCATAATATATAGTATTCTCAGCCGACAGCTTACCTAGATACAAAAATCTGCGCAAGTTATGGTTTGTAGTTCTAGCCGTATTATCTAAGTTTCTATAATACTCAGCGTCAGTTAGTTTGTTGAACTCTTTTAATTGATCTACTATCAATTTTTGCTTTTCTTCGACAATATCCGTCTTATCATAACTTTCATCAATCCAAGAATCAAACGTTTTGAAACCTTCTTTTTTTAGTATATCTATACTACCTGAGGGTGCAAACAACATAAAGGGTTTTTCTGTAACTACTGCATTGAAGGTTTTTTCAGTAATCATAAGTGATTGCGTATTACTGTCATGCCAAACTGGATGTTGAGGTAAAGTTTCTATTACTACATTGATACCTGATTTACTATACTTTTCATATATGTTTAATGGAAACGAGTCGATAAGATTATTAACATCTATGCAATAAGGAAGACCGTCTATCCATCTGTCAATAAGATGTTTTTTATCTTTGTATGATTTGGTTATATCTAGATTTTTTAGTTCTTCTTTAGTAATCCAAGGATTTGGGTATTCTCTAACTTCCGGACTAAAGTTAGTAAATGTATACTCGCAATCTTTTAGTAAGTCTTGGTTAATTAGTTCAAGAAATAGAGAGAATCTAGGTTCATAATATCTTCTAGTGAAGATACTATATCTTTTTTCTATTGTATTATCTTTTAGTTTATTAAAAAGAGACTTGTTTCTGATATATTGATCATATATTGTAGATAACCAATGGTTGTAAACTTGAACATTTACACCATGTATTCCCATCGCTTTAAGTGCATTATCTAATTCTACTTTTTGGTGAACCCAGGCTATGCTAAACCATAACGATTGAGGATTAAAGCCATGTGTGTTTATAAGATTTTTTATTTGAAGTGCAGTATCTTGGACAGGCATTGTAAAATCTTCCAAAAATAATAACTGTGCATCTGAAAGATTTGCAAAGGTGTTTAGTTGCTCAACTGATGCATAATCATATATGTTAGTTAAACAATATCTTTCAAGTATGTAGACTGAATGATCTACAATATCTGCGCCTTCAATTGTAGACACATCTGATATAGAATATTTAGTAATTAGGGGATATCTCAATAAGACCGAAGGATCAATAAATCTTTGGTTAATATATATATTTTTCATTTACTTCTACCGTTATAAAACAAGTCATCTTCTGTTATTACCCTAAAAGTGTATCCTTGACTTTTACAATATGCCATAGCCGATGCCCACTTAGCGTGATTAATGGCTACTACTATTCTATCTTTGGCATTTGAAACTTTGCTTTCAATAATGCTTTGTTTTTTAGGTTTGATCTCAACTACTTCTGCTATCTTCTGCCCATGCTTGTTTTGATATACTACAAAAAAGTCAGGGATGTATATAGTAGGCTTTCCGGTCAGTGGATGTTTATAGGGAATTCTTAACGCTTCGCTAGCCCAGTATAATACATTTTTGTTTGTGTCGCAGAATGTCATAAAAGTAAGTTCCCAACCTGAACGGTATTTAGGTTGGTGATTCCCTATATATTTTTCAGGGTGCTTTGGCGTATATATGCCTTGCGCATACTTTGCCATTATAGTACCACGTTTCTAGCGACCGGTACTACTGGTTGAGGTATTACACTTACCCCATACAGTGATGTTTTTGATTTAAGACTGTTTAACCAATAGCAAATCTGCTTGTTCATTGACAGCGCATTTGGTTGACCCTTCAACTCATCTAATAATTGAAGTACGGGTACGCCTGTCTGTGTCGATATTCTAAACAACACTGTTGTGAAATTATCTGCTATGTTTTTTGTTTCACATACACTGGTAAAATAACCATTGACGATATCATACTCGCTGGCATTTATTCGTAGATCAGTTTGATAGAATGCATCAAAGATTCTAACTGTTCTGTCTAATGTTGTTTTGTCATCAATAATTCTAGGCATGTAATTTACAGGTTTGTCTGTCTACCTGCATAAGTTACATCACCTGATGTTTGTATTGAACTTCTAGCAAGTAGAGTAGGTGACCCTGCTCCATAGTTAGGTGTAGACAAATTAGTTGGAAATAAAAAGACTACATTTCTATTTAGATTAGGATTATCTCGTAATGAAATTGCCAATCCTGCTTGAGATTGCAGTTGATTTGATGTTACTAATCCAGGAACTTTTTGATAATTGTATGCTACATTAGCATTGTTCTTTGCAATGGTTCCCATGATTAATCCTTTAGTGATTTAATGAATCCACCTTCAGGATCTAGATATGCTCCGGGTCCAGGAACCACTGCATTGGCTCCTACAGGTGTTATTGGACTTCGTTTTGTATCGTATGTTGCATCTAATCCAAAACCTTGTACGATATTGCTAGGATCACGCCCATCCATGCCACCCTCGTTGTATACTACAGTTTCATAGGAAATATCCATTTTAAGTTCCATTGTGCCGGCAGCCTCTGCATATGCATAGGTGTCGTGATCAAACTTAGTAATAACTGGATTGATTAATGTGTATGCTGTGAAGTTGTGTCTGTTAAAACCAAATACAGTAATGTTTCTAAAGAATGGTTGTTTAACCTGTTGCTGAGAATCTGCAAAAGATTCTCCTATATAACCCCAATTATTATTACCAGTTAAGCTAGCATCATAAATGTTTCTAACGTTGTAATTTTGATTTGCTGCGCCAGCTCCCGGCTGACTAGGCTCTACTTCAGCACCAGTAGCACCTTTGAATACTCTTAGGTTAGTGCTGTCTTTGTAATAGTAAGAATAATATGCATCCCACATTTTTGTAATCATATTCAATCCATCATCGTGAAAAGTAATGTTGATAGGATCGTAGTTTATTTTAGTCTGTACAATTCTTTTTCTATTGTATTGATTCAAATCATGTGTTTTGATATTGAAAGATGGCAGCTTTATTGATTTAACTAATACGCCAAAATTATCCCCGGTGCCTATGTTTCTATCATAAACAGCGGGGTTAATATCAAAAAACGTATGAAATAAAAACTTAAATTTTGGTGCAAGATCATATCCACCTGGTCTAAAAATCTTAGCAGCATGTGTAAAATCTCTAAGTATGGAACTGCCGAAGCCGGCAGTTCT